TTTCATGCTTCCGCTTGGGGCGTTCGCCGCTCCAGTCACATCAGCGCAACTGATGGGGCTTGGAATGCCAGCGCAGCTTGCTTCAAAGGTGGCAAGCATCGGGAACGGTACGACCTCGACAGAATGGGGCGTGAACGGAACAACGGAGCTAACGCTTACGGATGATACGCTGACCTTTTCGGGGGCGGCGGCTTCGTTAGTAGGTGGTGCTACGTCACTTACGCTTACAAGCGCAGGGACCGTTATTCTAAAGGGCGCTAACGACAGCAATAGGTTGCTCACTTATAGCGGAACCAGTGACTCAGCTCTTGCCCTGGCCTTCGGCGATGGGGGCACTACGGCAACCCAGGTTGCGTCAGTAACCCACTCAACGGCTGACGCCGATGATGATGGTACCTTGGTGCTCTCGTCTACGAGCTGTAAGTCTGGTGACTGTACTGCGAGAGGCGCGAATATTCAGCTCTTTGGGAATGAGAGCGGAAGCGGAGGCTCAGCCACAGTCCAGCTTGGCGGTACCGTTAATAATTTCAAGGTAGTCGGCGCTAACGGCAGCATTAACCTCCTCGACATCGAGGATAATGGAGATACTGCGACATGGGCAACCGACCTGATTCTCAACGTGACGGGGAAGACGCTACATATCGATTCCGGCACCGCTGCAAGCGCTTGTGCTGGTACGGTAACGGCGAACGGAACGACAGCTGTCACTGTATCGACCACATGCGCGGCGACGGGTGCGCGAATCTTCCTGACCCGCACATCGGCACCGAGCGGCACCGCTCAATGCTGGTATGACACGATAGTCAACGGTACGTCTTTCAATCTCGATTGTGATGGGGCCGAGACTGGCACCTTCGCATGGTGGATTCAGAAGGAAGGCTAACCATAAGGGGGAATAATGAAACCGCTACTTCTAACCTGTGTAATTTTACTAACGGGCTGCACCGTCAATATGGTGGACAAGCGCCTGACAAGGGAGGAGGTAGCGGTTGCATTCCAGCAACGGGATGCGGCGCTAGAGGTTTTAGCTAAGGCAATCGAAGAGCTGAAGAAACCGCAAACAGAGGAAGCCGCAAAATGATGAGAGGTTACGAAGACGAAGAGCTAGGGGTAGACCCACGAAGAGCCGCGATGCAGCGGCTTCTCCGAAGGGCTAGAATATCCTTCCGCGTCCATATGGAAACGGACAAGCGGCGCACCATCGAAGAGGGGCGTCCGGTGTCACGGCCTATCGACCTGATTTGCATCGAGGTACCAGGGGAGCCGAAGAAAGAGGTTCCCTATGACCCTGAATCCCATCGCATCTTCCGCGAGAAGTATCAGGCTTGGAAATCGGGCCAAGAGACATCATCGCTAACCGGAACACCGCTCAAGGATTGGGGCGTTCTGAGTTACGTCGACCTCGAAAGCTTGAGAGAGCTTGGGTTCCACACGGTGGAGCAGCTTGCAGACCCATCGCCCGAGGGGGCAAAGAAGCTAGGCGCTTTATTTAGCTGGAGCAAAGAGGCGAAGCGCTACCTTGGCGCAAAGGACACGGCGACCCCTGCAAAGGTTGCGGCGCTAGAGTCCAAAATTGAACATATGGCGCGGGTGATTAAAGACCTAGAGCGGCAGAACATCCTCCTCTGCCAGCGCATCGAGGCAAACGAGGGAATCCGGATGGTGAGCGCTGAGCAGCGCGACCGCCTGGCTGAGCTTAACAGCGAACAATTTTCGGAGCACGAAAGCGCGACACCTGAGCCCAGGAAGCGTGGACGTTCGAAGAAGTCAAAGACTTCAACGGAGCCCACCCTAAATGAGCTTACTTGAATCATGCCAAGCGGTAGCTGACGAGGTTGGCTACACGATAGACAGCAGCATCATCGGTTCAACCGATACCGATACAAAGCGCCTGCTTGCTATCAGTAACCGCATTCTAGGCGAGATGTGCGAGCTATACGCCTGGAATAAGCTGTGGAAGAGCCACAGCTTTACCCTCTCCAGCACCGTGGCGACCTACGCCTTGCCTGGCGATTTTAGCCATTACCATTTCAATTCTTTCTGGAACACCTCGAACCGCTGGCAGCTATACGGCCCGATGAGCCCGCAGGCGTATTCGGCGTTTCGAGGCTTAGACTTCGACGCGCTGCCGAGTGATGCATTCGCCGTTCGAGGCGTGACGGATGAGGAGCTTTTAATCTACCCAACGCCAGGGGCAAGCGTTGCGGGGCAGACAATCATCTTTGAGTACCAATCGAACCGCTATGCTCGGCCCGCTACGTGGGCGCAGGGGCAGAGCGTGGCGATTGGGGACTATACATTTTACGACGGTAACTATTACACCGCGACCACGGCGGGAACGACGGGGGCCACGCCACCGACGCACACAAGCAGCACCGCATCAGATGGCGGTATCACATGGAGCTACTACAGCGGGGCATACAAGGAGTTCGTAGCTGATGATGACGAGCCGATACTCTCAGAACGCATATTCCGGCAGGGGGTGCTGGAGCGGTTCGCATCCATCAAGAATGTGACGGCCCCAGATTTGTTCTATTCACAGCTCGCGGCAGAGTTCGGGAAGCAATCGCAGACGGGCCGATTTTCCGTAGTGGAGGAGGAGCCTAGAACAGTGATGCGGGCTTATGGGGGCAGAATAACTTTCGGGCGGTTCTAAGATGGCGATGATGTCTCAAAGCGATGTTCGAGCGGGTGCCATGCGGTACTATGAGCTGCTACGGCAGGGAACCCCCGCCGCTGATGCGTTCCGCCAGGCGTTCCCTAACGGCCTACCGACCGCAGAGGAGCGAGCTAGAGAAGCGGCTAAGGCACAGGCCAAGGCGCAGCAAAAGGGCGGCTTGGCCTCGATAGGCGGCTTGGCAGCGGGTGCTCTAGGTGTAAAGGCGGTATCTGATGCCGTGGCTGGTAAGCCCATCCTTGGGGGCGTGGTTGATAAGATTACGGGCTGGTTCGGTGGAGAAGCTGCAAATGACCTTGAACTAGTTCGAGGCGCTATCCAGGCGATTGAGCCAGGCATGGCAGTACGCGGTGTAGCGTTAAAGCAGGTAGCGAGCGAAGCGGCCAAAGAGGTAGGCACAGCAGCGGCGACGAGCGCCGTTCAGTCTGGGGCATCTCAAGCGCTGCAATCGAGTGCGACGAATGCGCTGGCACCGTATGGGGTGGCCCGCGACGCGCTCGGAAATGCCGTGGCGACCGAAGCGGGCGCGACGGCTGCCGAGGGGGTGAAGAACATCGGCGCAGCAGCGAGCGAGGCGGGAGCTAGTGGAACGGCTACTGGGCTAGGCGCTAAGCTTATCCCAGGAATAGGTGCGGCGCTTTCGGCCTACGGGCTGTTTAACGCTAACCAGAAGAAAGACCCGCTAACGGGTGCGATATCGGGAGCGGGGCTAGGCTCATCGATTGCAGCGCTTGCACCATCTCTAGGGCTTTCCCCGTTCGGTGCTCCGGTGCTGGTAGGTGGCGCTCTGCTTGGCGCTCTGATGGGCGGCATCGGGAAATGGGGCGATAAGGACCGATTTAAAGAAGAATACTCAAGAGCGCAGAAGCTACGCGACAAGGGCATCAATTGGGATTTCAACACGGCAGAGCCATCACGCGGGCGGTCTAAGGAAGAGCTTCTGAATTCGAACTATGCCGCTGACTTCCAGGGCATGACACCTGAGGGCTTCGTAAATAACAAGTTCTCACAGAGTAGGAACGAGGGCGACCTAAGAGCGCATGACATCGTAGGGTATTCATTCCTGCCTGAGGCATTCGGGAATGATTACGCAAATGCGGGGCTTGATAAGAAGCTCGAAGTGGCTCAATCGATTCTCGACGCTGGCGCGGTTCGGGAAGCGCGGGGCCAGATGGATTTCAACGAAAACTATAACGACACCCTAAAGCAGAGAATCCAGGGCATCCTGAGCGGCGGGGCGTCAACATCTGCCCCATCTCTTGGGGCGGGTATGGGAACGACACCAGGGGCAGAGCGGCTGCCGATGAATAGTCGCGATTTTAACGACCTGAGAAAGTTCGGCGGCCAGCTTGCCACGGCGCTAGGGCGAGCAGATGGGACGGTCAACCCTAACCCCGTAACGCTGCCTGAGGGCAACCGCATCGCGTACATGGCGGGAGGCTCACCCCAGGGGATGCAAGCGCCTAAAATGGCGTTGGCACAACCGGAGGAGCAGCAGCAGATTGGGGCGCGAATCGCTCAGGCGCTCAAATCGCCAGCCAAGTTCGTACCACGCGGGAGGTTCGCATAATGCCGCAAGCTCAAGGGCGCACCTTCTCAGTACCGCTCCCCGCTCCAATTGGCGGGGTGAACTATATCGACGGCCCAGAAGCGCCTGACCTTCGGCCCATTGTCGATGCGAGAACGCTGAAAAACCTCTACCCTGCCGGCGCTACGGTGGACGTTAGAAAGGGAATTGATACCTTTATCACCATCACGGGCGGCGACCCTGTAAACTCTCTGTTTGCTCTACCGCTTCAGAGTGGAAGCACAAGGCTAGTGGCAGCAACAGACACGAAGCTTTATCGGATTGATACGGGAACGGCCACGGATATTACAGGCGGCACCACACCGACATCTGACATCTGGCAAGGGACCGTTTTCGCGAATCGGCTTTTCCTTTGCAATGGCGCTGACACGGTGCAAGTGTACGACGGAACGAGCGTGACCGATTCCACATTCACAGGGGTAACGCTATCCACGCTCATCAACGTGAGCAGCTATCATGAGCGGTTGTTCTTCGTCGAAAAGGATTCGGCTTCCTACTGGTATGGGGCAGTTCAGGCGGTGGGAGCTTCGGCGCTGACAGAGGTGCCGCTTGATTACATCTTCAAGCTTGGCGGCTATCTCGTATGGTGTGGAAGCTTCACCCATCACACGGGCCAGCTCCCAAATGACCTCTTCGTTGCCGTATCGTCTCAAGGCGAGGTTCTATTCTACCAAGGGACAACGCCAGGAGATGCCGATAACTGGAGCCTGGCGGCCCGTTTCTACATCGGAAAGCCCCTCGGATATAACGCTTTTATCGAGGTGGATAATGACACCTGGATTCTGACCGAAGCGGGAATCGTTCCTATATCTCTTCTCTTCTCAGGCGGGCCAACCGTTGCCCAGAATGCGGTGAGCCGCAAGGTCAATCCTTTGCTTCAGCAGTACGCGGCGAGCGTTGGCTTCTCATCGCTCTGGCGCGGAATGTACTGGCCGCAAGGGAAGAGGGTGTTCGTCCAGGTGCCACGCTCGGCAACGGCAACCTTTCTCCTGGTCTGCAACATCGAGACGGGTGCCTGGTGCATTTACGACTACACCTCGGCCGAGACGATTAGCATGGCTATTTATGGCGGCTATCCGTACCTCGGCAAATCAACGGGCGGGGTGGTGTACGAGGCAGAGATGGCGACAAGCGATGATGGAAGCGCCATCGCGTTTGATATGGATTTGCCCTACACCTTCTTCGGCGACCGCCAAAGCTGGAAGCGCTTCCTCGACTTGCGGCCCCTCATGTTCACCGAATCAGGCGTGACGGTACAGGTGGCGATGAATACAGATTTTAGTGAAGGCGCTGAGCTGAGAACGCTACCGCTCGGAAGCGATGCGGGAACGCGCACGCTCTGGGATGAGGCTGATTGGGATACATCAGATTGGGGCTCGGAGGGCGAGTACATTTTTGACCGCTTCGGGCTGAGCGGCCAAGGGCATTCGGGGAGCTTGAGAGTGACGGGAGAAGTGACGGACCAGGTGCTTAAATTCACCACTTTCGAAGTACGTTTTGAGGCAGGGGGCCAGGTATGAGCGCATTAAAGAGAGGACCAAAGGGGTTTCAATTAGGGGCTGACAGAGCGGCGCTAGAGGCGCAGCAATCGCGGATACAAAACCGTATGGACAAGCTCGGCCCCAATGCTCCAGGGAAATACGCAAAGCGGCTAGGCAAGGTTCAAAGCGCCCTTGCTGGTATGCCGCCAGATGTTTCGACTCAGCCAGTGGATAACCCTCAGGTGTCAATTGGGGATATTAACCAGGGCTCGCTCGACCTCATCAACCAAGGATTCGAGCAGGCAAGCAACGTCTGGAAAAACAACCCAATGGACCAGGACTATACAGCCATGCGGCAGCAGGCGACCGATACCGCGATGAACGAGTTCGACCGCTTGAACGCGAGCGCTTACAAGCAGCAGGATGAGCAATTTCAGCAAGAGATGGCGCAGCGCGGAATCGCTCCAGGCTCAGAGGCGTATGAATCGGCCTACAATCGCCGCATCAATGACCCGCGAGCAAACGCTAGGCAGGGGGCGATGAACAACGCCTTCCAGATGGGCCAAGGCGAGCAACAGCAGATGTTCAATCAGGCGGGATTCAAGGCACAGCTTCCATTCCAGCAGCTTTCTTACATGTCGCCATTCTACCAGGCGCAGATGCAGGGCCAGCTACAGCAAGGGCAGCAGCAATTCCTGGGCGGGCAGAATGAGCTCGATAGGCAGAACGCGCTGGCGCTCCAGAAGATGCAAGGCAAGCAGCAGCTTGATGCGATTCGAGCAACCCCGCGAGGTGGTGGTGGTGGCTATGGCGGCTTGAGTTATGAGCAGCAGCTCGGGCTACTCGATAGAGAGATGTATAACAACATGGTGATGGGCGGCTTCAACGGGAATCCTGGGATGTTCCCGCAACAGAGTACAGGAAATCAGTTTGTCCAGGGCGTGGGCGCTGGTATCAACATGGGGCTAGGTTCGGCGCTTAGAGGGTAACGATGGCAACAGGTAACGCATTACTCGACGCGATAACAGGCTCAATGTACAGAGCCGAAGAGAATCCTTTCGGCATCGCGGGCCAAGCGATAGCACAGGGAGCGCCGTATTTATCGAATCCATACGATAGCGCGGGCAAGAATGCCCTCTACACCGTGGGCGCTGGATTGCTTGCAGGGCTCTTGGGTGGCGTGGCTCGGAATCAGACGGAGAGTGACAACCTCTCTTTGATGAAGGACTGGAGCACAGCGGTCAAAGACCCAACGGCTCGGGAGGCTATATCGGCCAAGAATTCGCGGCTCGCTTCGGCTATCAATGCGCTTCAGCTTGAGGAGCAGCAGAGGGAGGCTGAGCTGGCGCAGAAGCAGCAAGAGCTTTACATGAGCAAGCAAGCAGACCGCGGCTATTTTATGGGACCGAAGGGCGAAATGGTTCGAGCGTTCGACCCGATACGGGATGCCGTCGAAAAAGCCGAGCGAGTAAAGCGCGGGGAGGTTCTGGCTGAAAATTCCGCACTCGAAACGCTTTCCGGCGGTGCCGATGGCGCTATCAATCCAGCAAGCCCCATCGGAAAATCAGTTCTAGAGCGGGAGGAGTCGCTTAGGAAAGAGTTCTACTCTTTGGGACCGGTGAAGGATTTCGAAAAATCGGAAATCGGCTTCCGTTCCCTAGTGAAGGCAATCAAAGACCCCTCGGCAACCTCTGACCTTGAACT